ACTGTAGGTATGGTTGGTTCTTTGGAAGCAGAAGATGAAATCTTCAGCAACTCTCCTATCATTATCAAAGATAAGTATGCCGTTTCAGGTTCTGATATGGCTCAGATTGGTTGGGTTGAAGTAACTACCGAGAATGGTGCTACAGGTTACTTGTGGTACTTGAAGTCAGAGCACGAGACTCGTCTTCGTTTTGAAGACTATCTTGAAACCGCTATGTTGGAAGCAGTTCCTGCAGAAACAGGTTCAGGTGTTGCTAACTCAGGTCTTAACCCAACCTATGGTAACAAAGGTTCTGAAGGTGTGTTCTACGTAGTTAACTCTCGTGGTAACGTGTGGGGTGCAGGTAACCCAACTACCTTGGCTGACTTTGATACTATCGTTACTCGTCTTGACAAGCAAGGTTCTATCGAAGAGAATGTTCTTTTCGTTAACCGTGAGTTCTCTTTCGACATTGACGATATGTTGGCTACCCTTAACGGTTTCAACGGAACAGGTGTTGCTAACTCAGCTTCATTCGGTTTGTTCGACAACGATACCGACATGGCGTTGAACCTTGGCTTCAGCGGATTCCGTAGAGGTTATGACTTCTACAAGTCTGATTGGAAGTATCTGAACGACCCAACCATGCGTGGTGGTTTGACTTTGTCTACCACAGGTACTACTACCGCTAACGTAATCACAGGTATGCTTGTTCCTGCAGGTTCTACCACTGTGTATGACCAAATCCTTGGTAAAAATGCCAAGCGTCCATTCCTTCACGTGCGTTACCGTGCGTCTGAAGCTGAGGACCGCAGGTACAAAACTTGGATTACAGGTTCTGCCGGTGGCGCTGCAACAAGTGACCTTGACGCAATGGAAGTAAACTTCCTCTCTGAACGTGCCGTGTGCACTTTGGGAGCAAACAACTTCTTCCTATTCCGTTACGGAGCATAATAGAAGCAATCTAAAATGGGGGGTGTCTTCAAAGACACTCCCCTATTTTTAATTCAAATCATATCATATCTAAAATGAATAAAGTAAAACAAGCCCCGAAAGACAGGTACTACCGTCTTCGCAACGAACTTGCACCATTGTCATACACTATTGCTACACGCAATACACGCAGATACCCTCTTCTGTGGTATGATGAAGAAAAAAACATAAACCGTCCACTGCGCTATGCGGTAAATCAGAAGTCTCCATTTGAAGACGAACAAGACGGGAATGCAATCATTGAACCAATCACATTTGATAATGGTTTCTTGTTTGTACCTAAGAACAACCCTGTACTTCAGGAGTTCCTTTATTACCATCCTCAGAACAATGGATTGTTTGAAGAGGTTGATAATGAACTCGATGCTCAGAAGGTTGTTGATGAACTCAATGCAGAAGTAGAAGCACTTGTACGTGCTCGTGAAATGACCATTGAGCAACTTGAAGTAGTTGGTCGTGTTCTATTCCAACGTGATACTACCAAGGTAACATCTGCTGAATTGAAACGTGATGTTTTGATTTATGCTCGTAACTATCCAAAGCAATTCCTTGATGCTCTTGAGGACCCAATGCTGAAGCTTCAGTCTAATGTCCATATCTTCTTTGATAAGGGCTTGTTGGGATTCAGGAATGGCAACAAGGAAGTATGGTACAATACCGCAACGAACAAGAAGAAGATGCTTACAGTACCGTATGGTGAAGACCCATATGTATTGGTATCATTGTTCTTGAAATCCGATGAAGGTATTGAAGCCTTAAAGATGTTGGATTTCCATTTAGAAAACCAATAACTATCACTCGTAGTGTTTTAATAGGAGAGGGGGCGACCCCTCTTTTTTTTTACGTATCTTTGTAGAAACAGAGAAGTATGATTAATTCCGTTAGAAATACTGTACTTTCGGTAGTTAATAAGAATAACTATGGATACATATCTCCTTCAGATTTCAACCTATATGCACTACAAGCGCAGTTGGAAATATTTGAAGAATACTTTGACGAGTACAATACTCTCGTAAATAAAGAGAACGCAAGAGTATCGGGTACCGGCTATGCTGATTTAAAGAAAAGTGTTGAGGAGATGATTGATATTTTCTCTGTAACAAAGTACTTCTCTCATAGCGCAGCTAATACTTATTCTCTACCATCATTGATAACTACAGGTGATGACTATTTCACTATCAATAAGTTGTTGTGTTATCCTGTTATTCTTGCTGAAGGTCAGAATACAAGTTTTATATTAAATTCATTAGAAGACGCTACTGCTACATTTGTTACTGATGGTGTTGCCGTTGGAGACATTGTTGCAAATCTATCTACAGGTACACAAGCAACTGTTGTTACGGTTGTATCTGAAACCGTACTTCTATTGTCTGCAAACATATTCCCTGTGTTCCCACGCAACTATGCGGTATATGATAAGAGTGTTGTAAATGAGGTTGAGAGAGTGAGCCATAATAAGATAACTCTTCTTAACAACTCTTTGCTTACTGCACCATCCAATACATATCCTGCATATACTATGGAGAATCTATTGGCTACAATATACCCTGAAACTATTTCAAAGCAGGGACAGATAGTGGGTCAGTATATCCGTTATCCTAAAACTCCAAAGTGGACATATGTAACTCTTACCAATGGTGAGCCATCGTTTGACCAATCACAACCTGACTATCAGGATTTTGAATTGCCAATTGAGGACGAGTACAAATTGGTTCAGAAAATATTACAGTACGTTGGTATCTCTATCAGAGAAGCAGAGGTTTATCAATTTGCTAAGGTTGAGGAAAGAGAACAACAACAACAATAATAGATAACCATGTCTTATATATCACAGTTCGAGTACTATAATAATGATGACAATTGGGGTTCGTATCAATACGTTAGTCTGTATGATATTGTAAATAACTTCATGTTGATGTATTCAGGTAACCATTCCCTGATTAACAATGAAGAACGATATAAAGTATTGTTCCATGCTAAGAGAGCAATACAAGAATTGAATTACGATGCATTCAAAGAAGTAAAGATTTTAGAGTTAACAGTAGGAGACAATCTCAAATTCATACTGCCATCTGATTATGTCAATTGGGTGCGCATCTCTTTGTATAAAGATGGATGGTTGCGTCCTATGAGTGAGAACATTCAAACTCTTTCATCAGATGCATACCTTCAGGATAACAACGCAAACATATTGTTCGATATGAATGGTAATGTCCTGAAGCCACAATACTCTGAGATTGACTTTGACCGCATAAAGGGTACTAAGAAAAGCATCTATCTTAATCCGGGTAACCCATACCATGGGCAAGCAGGTTGGGAAGTTGAAGGCATATGGTATTTTGATTATGGCATTGGTGCCCGTTTTGGATTGAATACTGAGACTGCGAACTTCAACCCTACGTTCAACATAGACAAGAAGTCAGGTGTTATAAACTTCGACTCATCTATGTCAGGAGAATTATGCATACTTGAATACATCTCTGATGGTATGGAGAATGGTGATGACTCACGTATTTCTGTAAACAAGTTGTTTGAGAAATATGTGTATGCATACATTGAGTATGAAATCATAAACCATAAGATAGGAGTTCAAGAATACATTGTGGCTCGTGCAAGAAAAGAAAAGTCAGCACTTCTTCGTAATGCGAAGATTCGTTTGAGCAACATCCATCCCGGACGATTGCTTATGAATCTACGTGGCAGAGATAAATGGATAAAGTAATATGGCAAATATCTCAAGAAATTTTATAGCGGGTAAAATGAATAAGGCGGTTGATGAACGCCTTATACCTAATGGTGAATACATTGATGCTCTTAACTGCAGATTGGGTTCAAGTGAAGAATCTGAAATCGGTGCAATAGAGAATGCAAAAGGTAATCTTCCATTAACTGCTCTCGTATATCCACCAACAGGAGAGCCATTAAGTAGCAATGCTAAATGCATTGGTGCTTATCAAGATGGTGCCAATGAGACTTTGTATTGGTTTGTACATGACCCTGCATTTACTCAGGGTGCTACCGGTAAGCTTGACTTGATTGTTTCTTTCAATACAGAGACCAATGTATTGACCTATCATGTTGTCAGTATAGATGATGGAAACGGAGTTGATACAACATTAAATTTCAATCCTCAGTATCTAATAACAGGTGTAAATCTTGTAGACTCAAATGAAGAGGGTCTTTTGTTTTGGACTGATGACTATAATCCACCAAGATTTATAAATGTAAGGCGTACATATAATGCTCCAATAGGATTTATAGACCAATTTACTCCTGATTCAATATTAGTTATTAAGTCTCCACCTACTGAGGCTCTTTCTATTCAGCCATTAACAACAGGGAATCAGCAAAACTTTTTAGAAGAAAGATTTATTTGCTTTGCATATAGATATAGATATGCTGATGGTGAGTACTCAGCTACTTCTCAATTCACGGCTCCTGCATTTTTACCAAATCCATTTCAGTTTAGTGTTAGCAGCTTTCTAAATGAAGGCATGGTTAACTTAGCAAATAGCAGCATAATCACTTTCTTCACGGGTGGTCCACTTGTTAGAGGTATTGATTTGCTATTCAAAGAAGCAGGTAGCAATATCATAAGAGTAATTGAGAAATTAGATAAAGATAGTTCAACAATCCCTATACCTGATAATACACTACAACAATATACGTTTACAAATAGCAAGATATATACAGTTCTGCCTGAAGCAGAATTGCTTCGTTTGTATGATAATGTACCATTGCTTGCTAAGGCTCAAACTATCATGGGAAATCGTCTTGTGTATGGTAACTATATAGAGGGATATGACCTTATTGATAAGTTTGATAATCCATTAAGACTTACATATGTAGCGTCATTAAATTCTGTAGAGATAAACAATGATGCATTACCTGACGATACTACAAGTGGTACCTATACTATTAACGGAACTCAGTCAATACCACAAGCTACATTTACAGTTGACCTTGAGGATGTAAAGGACAAGTTGAATGCAGGTTCACAATTGAATATAGCTATACGTGTAACCCATGCATTATTTACCGGAAGCACTCCTGTTCCAACTGAACAGACACAGAGTATACAGATTGATTGGGCATTTACATTGCCAAATAGTTATGCATCTGTGTATGAGATGGCTACAAGCAATGAGTTTATTGAGGCAGTTGGTATTGCAAGCAACATAAAACCTGTATATGACTCTAATCCATTAACTCCTACATCTTGTGATGGTGCTACTCTTACAGATATATTTAACTGTGCGCTTCCAAATACTTTAAATGGATTAACGCCTGTAACAAAATATGCAAGTGGTGTAAGTGCAGGTGGACAAGGATTCACAATAGTAACAAGCCCATCAAGTGATGTGATTGGATTCCAAGTTCTTGCAATGAATTATGTTGGTGATGTAAATAACCCAACTGCATTCAGTGTATATGAATATTATAACGTATCATATGGTGAAGCCTTTTGGTCAGATATAACAACACCTAAAAGTCTTCATAGTCATAGAGGATATGAAGTAGGTATTGTTTACATGGATGAATACCTACGTGCATCAACTGCTTTAGTTAGTGGTAGCAATAATGTTTATGTTCCTTGTGGATATTGTGATAGACAAAACAAAATCACTGTAACGATACCAATTACTCAACGTGCACCTTATTGGGCTAAGAGTTATAAGTTTGTTATAAAAGCGGATAAAGAAAACTACGAGACAATATATGCTAATCTTTTCTTTAGGGACCCAAATACAAACAATGCATATATTCTATTAGAAGGAGAGAATATACGCAAGGTTGAGACCGGGGATAGATTGATTGTAAAAGCAGATACTGCAGGTCCTGCTCAAGATTGCCAATATATTACAGTTCTTGAGAAGGAATCTAAGGCTCGTGGATTTTTAGAGATACCAAGTGCATTGGACCCTAATGTGAATTTAGAGGTTCCTGCAGGTGTGTATATGAAAATCAATCCTAATAACTTAACATTAGTTCAGGATGAATTATCATACATAGCTGCAACAGATGAAGCAACTGCAAACGATGCAGGTACTTATCCTAAAGCTACCATATTGGTAAATAGACTTGATACTGCTACAAATACATATGTTGATTATGACATACCTGCAGGCAGTAGGATTAAATTAAACTTTAAGTTTGAGAGAAGAGGAAGTGGAGATGGTAATAACGCTTGTGAGAGACGCATTTATACATTGGATAAAACTCTTGTATCATCAGCTAACTATGATAACTTTAAAGATTGGTGGGATGGAGATAATGTAGAAGTTGTTTTGAATCAGGGTATCCAAGATGTAGGAGCAGGTGGATGTGATATTGGAAACGTATACTATCCAAGTTTAGCTACCAACTTGCCTGCTATATCAGGAGATTATTGTAATAACAACTATAGATTTTTAAGATATGCGAGTGGTCCATTTACCAATGCATTGTTGCTTGTAGTTACAGGTACAAGGGCTTGTGGGAATTCTCAAAATAGAAGGTCTAAAGTTACTTTGAACATAGAGGTATTCCGTGCTGAGAACACATTGATATTTGAAACAGAACCTTCTGATACTTTGCCCGATGTGTTTTATGAAAACAATCTTTCATTGCCAATCGGTTCTAATGGCGAGCATTTTGGTAATGTTCAGAATCAAGACTTCGGATTAAACCTACCTGCGATAGTAGATACAGAGTTCTTTAACTGTTTTGCTTTTGGTAATGGCGCTGAGTCGTATAAGATTCGTGACTCTATTGTAGGTAAGACATTTAATTTAGGTAACCGTGTTGTATCAGTATCTGCCCAAGATTATATAAGAGCAGATAGGTTTGCTGACTTGACATATAGTGGAATCTATAATGACGAGAGCAATGTAAATAGGCTTAATGAATTCAACCTTGGATTGCTAAACTTTAAACCACTTGAAGATTCATTCGGACCAATCACATTGATTGATGGTCGTGAGACAGACATCCTTGTTCTTCAGGAAGATAAAATATCTTATGTATTAGCAGGTAAGAACTTGTTGTCAGATGCTGCTGCAGGTGGTGCCATTTCTTCTGTTCCTGAAGTATTGGGTACTCAGATTGCTCGTATTGAGAATTTTGGTAATAGCTTTAATCCTGAGAGTTATGCGAAATGGGGAGAAGACAAATTCTTTACTGACGCTAAACGTGGTGCAGTTATCCAATTAAAAGGGGATTCATACAATAACGAAAGACTTCAAGTTGTTTCAGAAGCAGGGATGCGTCCTTGGTTCAGGGACCTATTCATTGAGTCTTTAGGAACTCAAAAGCTTGGTGGGTACGACCCATACATGACTGAGTATGTCTTAACCAATAATGATATACCAATTCCTACTGTTGACAATTGCATAGGGTGTAATACGCCACAGGCATTTGTGATTACAACTCCTACAGTTGTGCAATATTGTATTGACTTAGGTACATTGGTTGGACCATTTGATGTTACATGGACTGCAGTCGATGTTGCTCCGGGTGATTCATTCATGGTTCAAGCTACATACAATGGCTCAACTACTTCTTCAGGTATAGTTACAAATTCAGGTAGCTTTACGATACAAAAGAATAATATAACTCCTACAATTGTGGATATTGAGATAATACCTATCAGTGGAGATATGTCTATTGCAGTAAATGTAGGTTGTCCATTGCCAACTGAGATTGAGATAAGAGAAATTGTTATAAGTAATGATGCTGATGGTGGTAAGTTTATTCATTCTGAATATGAATATATTAATGGCACATTCATTAGCCCACTAACATCAAGATTAGTTACATTGTCATCAGGTACTGCTAACCCACTTGTCTCATGGTGTAATAGCTATACAGGTTTCCAAGGTGTAGGTAGTATTCCTCTTGATGGCACTACAGTTAGGATGTTCTCTAATAAAATCAATTTTGATAATTTTGATTTTGACCCGGCTTTCAATAAGTTCATGTGGTTGAGAACAAATACTGATTATGAATGTGGAGACCCTATCGAAATAGCTAATTTATTGGCAGCAGCAAATACTGCTACTCCATTGCTTGGTGCATCACCAACATACTATGCTGACTTTACAATGCCAACATCTACTGATACCATATTGTATTTGATATGGGATTTAAGAACTCCCGTTGAGACTCAGCTTTGTTACTCTGATGTAGATGTATATGATGCGTGTTGCGGATGTGTAGAGTGTGCTGAGTTATGCTCATACTATAGCATATATGCAGAGTTTGGTGGTTCTATTCGATATACTGATTGCTTTACATCAGAAAGCATAGACATGGATATACCTATTGGTACACCTGTAAACCTATGTTCATCAATTATACCGATTGTGTTGACAGGAGATGTAAATGTTTCATTTTTGGATTGCGGATGTCCTTCATAAAATAAAATCATGGCTTCAAACGAAATAGTTTTTTTAAACGGTCCTACTCTATCAAGTGCAACTGCAGTGTTTATAGACGATGCATTGACTACCTGTGCGCCTGATGGATTCTATTCTGATGGCTCTGTCGTTAGAGAGCAGGTTGATTGTGTGCTATTGCCACCTGTTATATGTCCATCATGTACTACTCCGTGTAACACAAATATAGTTGGAGAAGGGGCAGAAGGAACATATTATATAGATACGAATACAGGGTCTAACTTAGGCGCTATTGTTGTTAGATTTCAACCATTGAGTGTTCCTGATGGCATCATTGCAGAACTTGGTGCCAATTCATACAATGGTATGTCTTCTCAGAATTACGGTTGGTTGCAA